GTTGAAGTACCTGTAGGTCTAGTTGCACTAGCTCCACCAAATTTTTCATAACCATTAATACGTCTATATCCTCCAGAAGTAGAAGATTCAAAATTTTGTAAAACTGTAGCTACTCCGGGTGTACGTAACAAATCTATAGAGTTAGCTGATGTTACTAATCCACCTGCACATGCTACGGTAAAAGGTTGTGAACGTGCCATATTTAGAAGTAAGTTCTATCGTCTGTCATATACTTTGGAGCTGGATTCATAAGATTAGATTTCATATGTTTCATTCCTTTCTTATAATCATCCAGTGCAAAAGCAGCCTGTTGTGGGCTTTCTTTAAACTGCCAAATGTAATAACGACTTCTAGCTGTTATTATATTACTGTACTGCTCTGGTAAAGTGATTGTGTCATCGTGTGCTGATAACGCAGTCGGTCTTACGAAAGCATAAAAGTGTATATTATAAACCTTATCAGGTATTGGACTTAATCCAAACTTTCTATTGTCAGGAGACTTGATTACAAATCTAGGCTCTCCATGATTTTGAGTATCTGCATCGTCTGCATTCTCACTGTCTCTGTAGTATCTTGTCCAGTCTGTATTAGTAAGAAACTTTAAACCTTTAGAGACATAAGGTGTTGTTTCTCCACTTACGTTGATTGTTGTAACATAAAAGTCATCCCAATCTATTGAAGCATAATCAGTAGTGATACTAGAACTACCATCTTTTAATGTATACCATCTTTGTCCTGCAACTGTAGCAACTGTTACGTTACCATAAAAAGGGTCAGTGCCTCCACTAGCTCCTGCAGAAAAGAAAGGTAATTGTGGTTCTTCGTTGGCTATATCAAATATAGATTTATTGATACTATCTTTAACAAACTTTTGAATACCTGTAGCGTTTGTAAAGTTTGCAGCAGTTAGTGGAACTTCGTTGAGTTCTCTTAATACTTCATTAGTTATGTCAAGATATGTTGTAGCCATTATTTTTTGTGAACCTTTTGAATTGAAAAGTTAGCTGTTAAACTTGCACCTTTATGTTTAACAAACTTACCTGAGTGTTTCATTAATTTATAACTACCATTTTTTTGTTTCATCCAATGGTGTCCTTTAGGTGCTTTAACTTTCATAATTAGTTAGATTTAGCTTTAGGTGTTCCGTTATACACAGGTTGACATCCGTCCATTTTAACATCGCCACCACCTTTGTAAGCCATACGTCCTTTCATCATAGGTTTTCTTTCTACTTTATTACCCATCATGTAACCTGCTCTTTTCATTTTATTTTTCATTTTTATCTCCTATAAAAAGTGGAGGAGTCCATGAAGACTCCCCCGAGTTTGACATTAGTCAATTACGTAGAATGCACTACATAGAGCATCATCTCTAAGTACTTTCGCACCATAGACATGAAGACCTCTAACAATATCACCAAACGATGTTGGGTCTCTCAACACTTCTGTTGAAAGGATAGTGTTAGCAGTAGCAGTAGAACTCATATGTCCAGCCATAACTTTACCAGTTGCATTAGATGTTGCAGCGATATTGTTAGATTTGTACATATCAAATCCTCTTAGTTTTCCACTTGAAACTAAACCGTTTCTGATTGAGCCTTGACCAGCGTTAAAGTCAACACTTAATAGCTTAGAACCAGATTGTGACAACTCTTCATAGAATGAAGGAGGTGCAACAAACCATCTACCTTCTTCAGGTACGTTCTGGTCATCTAATAGTCTAGCCATTCTAGCCATTAGGTCAATAGCATCTACACCAGTTCCATCTGAACCAAGTAGGTCTACAGAGTTAGTTGCGTGAGCCATAGTAGCATCAGCAGTAGCACTGTCAGAACCAATGATATGGTCAGGTGCTGAAGCTGATACACCAGCAAACATAGTTGCTAAAACAGCAGCATCATATGAATCTTTCAATGCATATGCAGCAGAGCTTGAAGCAACTTCTTTGAAGTTCACATGTGACATATTTGTTTCAATATCATCTACGATGAATTTGAAAGCTTTAGCACTGTCAACAACCAAAGTTATTTCTTGGTCAGTTAGTTTTGTGTCAGTAGTATCGCTACCTCTTGTGTAGTCTGATACTGAAATGACAGGTTCTTTGATAATCTTTACAGAGTCTCCATAAGCAGATATTTCACCAGCATAGTCGGTGTTAGTAATAGCTTCTACCACTGAGGCTTTTCTAAAGAAGTTTAAAACCTTTTTAGAGTAAACCGAAGGTAAAAAGAAACTATTAGCTTGTCCACTTACGGAGTTTGCAAAGTTTGCACCGGTATCCGGTGAAGGTTCAAAATATTGAGCCATTATACATTCTCCTTGTAGTTAATTATAGTTTATTTAACGATTCTGCCTTCTTGCATTGCATCTGATATTTCCTTTTCGTATTTATCAAATTCAGCAACACTCATTGCAGCAATCTCCTTTTCTGACCATATTTTCTGTTGAGTTGGTTCCACACTAGTTGTTTTAGTAGAAACCATATCTGCAGCAGATTTTCTGGTCGGTTTAGAAGATGACTTAGTCTTTGTAGGTTCAATACCAAAATCTTTTTTAAACAAATCTAAAGCACGTGAAGCTAGGTCAGCATCGTCAGCATTTGAGTATATCCAATCTTGGATAGACCTAGGCTGCTCTTTTGCCCAACCATGAAAGTCATCACTATTTCTGATATCTTCAAAATCAGGATGTCTTTCCATTAACCTTTTTTCTGCATCTTGTCGTACTAGTTGATTTTCTCTTTCTTGGAGTTTACTAAGGCGTTCTTCTAGAACTTTTGCTTTAGACTCCGACTGTAGATGTGCAACTGTTTCTACAACTTCATAAACATCAGGATAATCATTTTTAAACTTTTCAAGTTCTTCTTCAGTTTTTGGAGCTTTATATTCAGGTTGTTGAACTTGATTTAATAACTCTTCTTCTCTGCTTTTAAACTCATTAAGTTTACTATCGTAATGTTTTTTCAAATCATCGTATCTTTTTTTATAGTCTGGTCTTTTATAAGGTGTATCCTTAGTAGTTTCCAGTTCTTCAGTATTAACACTTCCTTCAGCTTCCACTTCAGTTATATCATTACTTTTAAAGAGTTTATTCTTTTCAGAAGGCTCTTCAAAAAACATACTTTGAGATGATACAAAAGGTTTATCGTCTCCTTTGTGCCAATCTTTCTTTGCGTTATAAGGGTTTGGCGTTTCCTCTTTTTGGACTGTATTAGTCATTTTCTTTTTCTCCTACTCGGGGCTTCGTTTGACAAGGTAGCTCTATGTCGACTAGAGGGCTTGTTCTTGTAAAGGTAGCCTTTTGGTTTTAGTTTGATAAAGTGCCAAGTATCCTTGGGTGGCTTTATCGTTATGGTGTTTAGCTTCTGACGTAATCAGAAGAACCTTGAACCATTCTTTTCTTTAATTCGTCTGCAGCAATTTCATCCTCTTGGACAACTCCTGAACTTAATAAAGATTTAGATTCATTTTCTTCTGGACTTCCACCCATTGCTAAACCTTGTCTTTCATCTGCTTTAGCTTCAGCATCTTTCATCATAGACATTAAAGTGTCTTCTCCGATTTCTTCTACAGCTTTTGCAGTAAAGACAAATTCTCCATCAGATAACCTTGCGGGTATGCTGTCAGAGACTCCTGAACCCGGACCTTCAACAGGACCAGACCCAGCAAATTCTTGAGCAACATCTATTATTTTATCAAATAACATAGATAGTTCCTCGTCTTGTTCTAGTTTGGACATAAGCATATCTTCTTCTTCTTCACTTAATGCTTCTTCCATTATAAATCTTGTGTAGTTATCTTCCATGTCATCGTCTGATTCCATAGGCATCTCTGATTCCATTTCAGATTCTACTGGAATTACTAAAGCTGCTTTCATTTGGTCGTCCATAGACATTGGACCACCTTCAGCAACCATGTCTCTAGCAACATATTCATCAGCAATATCGTCTTCTATCATACGAATTTTTACTTCTAATTCATCTGCTACACCTTCATAAAATTCAAGCTCATCTGCTCTATCAGGAAAATCTTTTAACTCTTGTATTTTTTCTTTTGCATTTTTTAATTCATCTTTAGCATCTTTTAAAGTTATTTTACCTTTTTTTCCTGCAAAAGCATCAGTATTTTTTAAAATTTTACTTGCAATTTTAGAAGCAATACCACCAACAACATATTGTTCTCTATCATCTTGAAGCAAACCACCCATAGATTTCATATCTCTTTCTTTAGCAGCTTTTTTCATAGGCTCAGTTGTATTCCCATCTTTATCTATATCTATGTAATCAGGCTTTAACATTATATCTCCTCTTTTCTTGTTATTGCTTCTTTAACCTGTAGGTCCAACTGCCCTAGGCGTTCCAGAAAATTCAGCTTCCCCTGCAACCGGTACATTTCCTGTTCCGATGTTGCCACCACCAGTGCCTGTAACTCCAAGTTCTTGAGGTTGTTCAGGTGTTCCTTGAAGGCTTCCCATTGGGGATTGTTGACCAGTGGGTTGAGCTTCTTCGCCATTTGTTTGTCCAGCATTTTGCATTCCTATTATCTGTGCCATAATTGCAGCTTCTTCAGGGTCATTGAGTATTTCATCAGGGTCTAAGTCTAAGCTGTAGGCTAGTTCACTTACGAGTTTAGAAATTTTAACAAACGGAGCAATAGCAGGATTTTGAGCAGTTTGTAAGAACATTGTCAATCTCTGACTTCTTACTTCTTTTTGCATCAAGCTATTTGTTCCAGTAGCTTTAACTTCTAAATCACCTTTGACATCCAACTCGTCCTCTAAAAATTGCATGTTCCATTGGAAATATGCTTCTCCTAATGGTTTTAATAAAAAGTCATCAAGGTTTTTGATAACTGTTTTAATATTTAAACTTGATGCTCCAAGTAACATAGACATGCCTGAAGCAGTCCTTGTCATACTTTGAACACCTGTTTGTCCATGTGAATAACTAGGTATACCTGTTTGTTCATCTGCAAGTTGTCTAAACTTGTCAAACATCATTAAGTTTTCTTGTGATGTATTAGGAAACTTTAAACCATGTATAGCTTGACCCGGCATACCAGCTTGTCTTCTGAATATTTTACCCGGATATATTTCCATTGATTGTCCACCAACTAAAGCAGACTCATCTACATCAAATACAAGAGAACCAGACATTGCTAAGTTATCT